ATCCCACTAGCAATAACAGCAACAAGACATACTTCATTTGGTTTCTCTCAGTTCTTGTTTCAATTTACGCAATTCTTTTATCTCTCTTTTCAGTTGTGCTTTCATGTAAAGAGTCTCCACATAAGCCATTGAGGTTGCGCCAACAACAACACAGAGCATCACTCCAATTAAAACCCACCAGATAAGTTTTGCAGTTGCCACATTAGCCACCCAAAGATCAATGAAATAAACCCAACAGCAACCAACCCACTTACCATCTCAATCTGGCGAATCTCCCTTTGTTCTTGTCTCCAACGCTGTATTCTTGCTCTACGGATCATCTCTGATCTTGCCCATTCCTGTTCTTGCTCGATTTTTGCATACATCTTCAAGAATCTGCTGTATAAATCCTTCAATTCTGCTGGTGCATAGACCATCGCCTCTCGCACTTGCTCTAGCAACTTCTCCATCTGTAACTCAATCAGAGTTCTTTCAATGGCCTTTTTACTACTGTTTTGCTCTGGATCGTAGACAGTTTTGGACTCTTCCTCTAATGCACGATAGTAATTGTTGATTTGTTGTTGTGTATCGAATAGCAACCCAAGGCGTTCCCCGATGTCCTTAATAAGGAGAAGTTCCATTTCCTCATAAGTTTGTTGCTTCTTGGAGGCAGTTTTCGCTTTCGCCAAAGACTTTGGGGCTTCTTCTGTTGACTTGGACTTTGGCTTTCCACTAAGTAAGCCAATGAGCCAGTTCCAGATGTTTTTGATGGCCTTGACATCTGCAATAACCCCTTCAACAGTTTTCTTTGCCCCTTCCAGTTCCATCCTGCCCTCATGGAGCATCGCACAGCCTTGCTTGATAAAGCTAACTGCACCCTGCGCCAACATGAGGAGAGAGAAAGGATCAATGGGTAACTCCTATTGAGAACTTTCAGCCTTGTTAAGAGCCTGAGCAATCCTCGCCTTTGTCTTGTTGTTTTTCATTTGCTGATTAACTGCTCTCAATATACTAATTGCAGGAAGAGGTAATCCAGTTAATGCGCCAGTAGTAGCCGCTTCACCCATTGCCGCCAACAAAACACCAGCCGTTCCGCTGTTGTTGACCAGAGTGCCAGGCGGGACTGTTGTTACATACTTTGCCACTTCATTCAAATCACGAACAATTTCGGCATTTTTCTTTCCAAGAATAATGTCCAATCTTCCGTTGGAATCCAATTGGTTAATGGCAGAGTTAAGTTTTGCAGTTGATACCAATGCACGGCCTTGCGAATCTGTTCCAACTCCAGCTGTAGAAATATCTTCTAAATGCTTAACAGTTGCACCTTGTAACTCTTTAAATGCTTGTTGACCATCTTTTCCACTTGTCAACAAAACACGTTTTAGGAATGTAATCTCTTCTGGCGAGGCATTAAGAATAGACTTCTGAAATGCTTCACTTGCAACAATCTTTGGATCATCTTTGCCCTTAACTGTTGTAAGCAAGTTGGCAACAATTGCACGACCTTCATATTTTCTAGCCTGTTGCTCACGCAATTTTCTGGCTTGCTTGTAAAGTTCACCACCTAAACCTTCTGTGTTTTGGTCAATTAACTTCTTTAATTCACTACTAAATAGTCTATTAGTTGGATCAAAACCAGTTGTATCACTAATTGACCTTCTTAATAACTCACTATTTTTAAGAGTTGTTGGTAAAGCCTGAACAGACCCATCAGGTAATTGCTCTAATGCTCCAAGTTGAATGCCTTTTTGTCTTGCAACATTAAGAACTGGCGCAACAGTAGACTCTGGCAATTTATCATTTATGTATTTAGCCAAATCTTCAAGATTCAACAAAGCATCAAGTTCGCCTTGTGCTTCAGCATTCTTGTAAGCAGCTCTTGTTTTTGCTTTTGCGCCTTCCCATCCAGTTGACAATGCGTTAATAACTGAATTACCAGTTGCAGCAAGTCCGCTTCTAACTTGTTCTGCTCCTGTCAGATCAACAATTGCATCAAAGTTTTGCAATAGTTGTAAGTTGTTTTCTTCAGCCCGTTGTCGCAAAGGCTGCCCCAACTGACCTTTCATTTGCTCTTTTTCAAATGCCAACTGTTCTGCCTCACGACTAGCCGCACCTTTTGTCAATGTAACAGGAACAGGTAATGCTTCCGCAGTTGTCATGCGTTGTAATTCTGCTGGAGTAGCCATAGCACCGCCACTCGCTCTGCCAGTTGTTCCTGCTGGTGCTGGAGTCTCAACGCCAAAAACATCACGCACCATTTGAGTTCCTCTTTGCACAGGAATCATCGCCATTTCTTGAGCCGCAGTAGCACCCCTTCTGATGTTTGCCTCCACAAATGGAGCCGCTTGTCTAGTTGCTTGAGTAAGCATTGATGGCGCACCAATAACTGGAATAATTGGCGGGACTACATCGCCAATAAACCTACCAACTGCCTGAGTTTGTTCTTGACCAGCCTCAGTCCTTGGAGCATAAGTAAATTGTTGCGCGCCTTGAGCTATGGCTTGCTCAAGACCCCTAGTTGCCTGCGGATCACGAATCTTGCCTTCTCTAGCCTGTTGAGCCGCATAACCAATGCCGCCTCGTAAACCGCCAACAGTACCGCCAAATAGACCAGTAGTTATAGCCAAACCAGTTTCACCAGCACCAATCAACTTCTCAACAATGCCAACCTCTTTAGGCTTTGGCGCAAGTTGAGCAGTTGTTGTTGCTAAATTTTCACTTTGTTTTTTAACCTCATAGGCTTTTGCAACAGTTTCAAACTCAGGAGTTCCTTGCAAATCCTTGTTTTGAACTATCCAAGTTGCGTATTCTTGTGCTGTTGCCATTATCTTCCTCCACGAGGTCTAGCCAAAATTTGATCTGCTTGATTCAAAATGTTTGTTCCAGTTGATGGCCGCTCTCCTGTTGTTGGAATTTGGCTTACTAGACTTTGCACTCTTTCTCTCTCGCCAACGCCAGAATATCTTGAATTAACATCTTTAGCAATGCGGTTTGAGAAGTCAACAAAAGTCTCACCTTGTTTCGCCGTGTAATCGCCAGCCACAAATGTCTTGTTGGCTCTTGTAAGAACACCATTGTTTTGAGTAACCCAATCAGTTTTTGCATTAGCAACTGCTGCATCGATCTCTTGGAGTTTTGCCATACCACGCAAGAAGCTGGCAAGAGTTCTGGCATCTGCTGTCTCAGTTGGGAAGCCACTCAATGCAAGTGAAATGTCCTTGTCCGTTGCGGGGCCAGGCGGCAGGGACTTAATCGCTGAATTGTTACGCAACCTTGTGTACTCCTGACGCAAATCGTAAGTTCCGTTTTGGAATCCACCAACCTTTGTTAAGTAAGAGTTAAATGTTGATAATCCACCATATCCACCACCAGAAGACTCAATCCTAGATGCCAAATCATTAAACTGGTTAGCCGCTTGTTTTGATGTTGCAGCAACAACTGCGCTGTCGTTGATAATTTTTCTAGTTGATTCTGGAATGTCAGTATTGAGTTTATTGATCTGAGCCAACTTTTCCAAAATAGCGACTTGTGTAGTTTGTGTATCCAAACCAAGTTTGGCACCACGAACACCAATTTCGCTATTGATATTTTTAATCTCAGCAACTGTTTTAGCGTAGCCAATGGCTTTTACTTTATCTTCCCAATTTGCATCAATTGCCGCTTTTTGTGCATCAGCAGATTCTTTGATTAATTTTGCTTTTTGTGATTCAGGAGCATATCTAGCCTCAACAATTTTGATATTTGCTTCTGCCTGCGCTTTATCTGCCTCACTACCAGATTTTTGCGCCTTGTAGAAACCTTCAAGAACTGCTTGTCCTTCTGGTGTAACACTTAATTGCTCAACAACTCTTTGGTTAATCATTGTTGGAGTTGCTTCTTTCTTTGTTGCTGGTTGCAAATAAGAAGTGTCAGCAGCCTCATCAACAATAACCTTTTCAGGTGTTACTTGTTCTGGAGTGCCTTGCACTAATATGCTTGGCAACAAACCTTGAGCCTGTTGCATTCTTTGCTGAGATTGCAAAACTGCTTGTCGCTTCATTGCGTCATCACGAACAGCCAACAACTTAAATGCCAACTCAGGTATTCCTGCTTGTTGCGCTCTTTCAATACCACTAGCAATTGATTGTGGATTAGTTATATCTAATCCTTGCAATATCTGATTCTGTGCAGAAATCTTCCGCAACATTGGGTCTTCAGCACCCAATGCGCCACCGATAGCACTCCCTAACTGTCTACCACCATAGATAAGGCTAGTACGAGCAGATGCAAAAGGATCGAGTTGAGCCAATTGCGCTGATTGTGCTAATGCCTGTTGATTTTGTTCTGCTTGGTATGCTTCAGGAGTTATTCCAAACAAACCGCTCATTATTGATTCTGCCATTTGATTACTCCTTAAATGCCCCACTCAACGGATGTTGGAACTGTTCCTTGTCCGCCATAACCATACACATTTTCTGCGCCATATTGATTCATTTGTTGTTGAGCATTTACATATGGCTGTCTGTATTGCGTAATTGCTTGTCCTAAATACGGGTTAGTTCCCACACCTTGTAAAACATTAGCCAATGGGTTGTAAGCATTAGCGGCTTGTGCAGTCTGTGCGGCACTTAATCCACCTCGTAGTAACGATTGACCAACATTAGCACCAGCGTTAGCGGTGCGACCACCCAATTCACTACCAATTTGAAGTCCTTGTTGTCCCATTTGCTCAATAGTTCCACCCAAGCCAAGGGAAGTTTGGAATGGTGACAATGCGCCAACTTGACCAGCTTGATATTGACCAAGCAATTGCGATCCACTTCCCAACAATCCAGCACCAAATGCGGTTTGCCGTTGACCAGCCTCTTGTGCTTGAGCCGCAAGTTGTAAGTCTTGTTGTGCCAATGCGTTGTAATAGGCTTCCATCTCAGGATTAGCCGCACTAAGTCCCATTCCGCCGCTTGGACGCAATCCTGTTGCGCCTACTGACAAACCACCACGACCTGTATTAAACAGTTGGTTTTGTACTTGTGCATACTGTCTTTCACGGCTAGGAGCAATCAAGTTTTGTTGCTGTTCAATGTATTTCTGAGCCGCTTGTTCAGGAGTTTGAGCCAAGTACTGTTGACCAAGACTAAATAACCCACCAGCCGCACCTTGTAAAGGGGCGTACTGCTGTGGAGCCATTAAGCCCTGTTGTATTTGTTGTTGCGATAGGGCTTGTAACTGATCCTGATATTGTTGTAGTTCAGGAGATACTGTGTAACCAGCACTTGTTAATTGGCCAGTCGGATCAAACCCAAACTGAGATGAGCCAAAACGAGTTGTTGTCCCAATAGGGCGAAAACGAGCCGCATCAGCTGCTATTCGTGCCGCTTCTAGTTGTGCTTGTGCAGAGGTGTTAGCCGCACTTTTGGCGGCATCACCCGCCATCACGCCACCAACTATGTTTGCACCACCTAAAACTAACGCCGCTGAGAATGGCATATTAAATCTCCTTTGCTACCGCTACATGAGTAGCATTAAAACCGAGTTTCTCGTAAAACATTTCTAAAGACTCTTTCAAGTTATAACTCGTAATAAGTCTTTTACAACCATTGTTCTTTGCAGTTTCTTCAACAAGATCAAACATTTGCTTTCCTATCCCATTTCCTCTGCATGATGGAGTCAAAAAGAACATATCTATCTGACACCATGTTTCATCGTAATAGGGGCTTTTGAAGAACCCATAAAACGCATACCCAATTGTCTTTCCTTCATCCTTGGCTATTGCAACACGCAACTTACCAAGATACTCCTTGTTGAACATTGGCTTTTTATTCTTGAAATACTCCCAATGCTCCAACGCAATCTCGTCAAAGTTTTCAATGTCATCCAATGTTCCATCAATGACTTGTATAACTTCTTCTGCAATCATGCTGTGCGTTTCCACATATAAACAGTTATGTACGGCTGATAGTTAGCATTTGTGCCACTAGAGCCAGCAGATGCAACTGTTGTTGTAGATGAAATACTAGCGGTGGCTGTTGCTGTTGTATTTGGTCTGCCAAAGTTTAGGTTATTACCGCCTGCCAATTGCTCACTACCACCATTAGAAATAAAACCACTACCAACAGTAGAGCCGTGGCTGTGACCTGAGTCCGTTGATGTTGTTGTAGCCGTGTGGGTATGGCTTACAGTAATAGCATCTGCACTACCACCAGTTTCTTCTGCCGCATCAAACAAAGAGTTGCCAGAGTCAAAGCCAACCATGACACGCCCTGCGCCAAATGCTGTCCAAGTACCAAAACCGAGCAAAGTAGCAGGATTGGTGCTGACACTTGCATTTGTATAGACCGAGCCAACAGGGTAAAGCAAAGCAATAGCCGCCTGAACAAACGCAGTAGTTGCTATCGTAGTTGTATTGCTTCCAGAACTCTGAGTAACCGCAATCGTGCCTGTTGGCAATGTAGGCGTACCAGTAAAGGTAGGAGATGCTAAATCTGCCTTGGTTGCAACAGCTGTAGCAATGTTGTTGAACTCTGTATCAATCTCAGTACCCTTGACAATCTTTAAAGGATTGCCAGAAGATAGGTTATCTTTGGTAGCAAAGTTCGTGCTTTTTGTGTAATCAGACAAGATAATCTCCTTTAACTTACTTTGCCACGCTTGGCTTGAATCTCAATTTTCTGTATAGACAAGGCTGTACCATTGATGTCAGCCTCATACCCTGTTTGTACAACCTTACCCGCACCAGACGCAGAAACATTCAATGTCTGCAAAGCAACACCATCAGAGTAATACGCAACAGTAGTCGCATTTGCACCATACTCAGCAATGCCATAGTAGTAAACATCTTGCTCTGGAATACTTGCGTTGTCTGACAAATAGTTGGTCTTAAAGTCAAAGCCCCACTTAAATGTCACATCTTGGTTTGTTCCACCAATCACCACAATCGACAACTTCTTCAAAATAGAAGTTACATTCTGATCACCAAGGTCTGCATGGTTTGTGTAGTACAAAAAGCGATACGCTTCGTTGTAATCTTGGTAAGTGTTATATAAGCCGATATAACCATTCTGTCCAACCAACAAACTACCATCTCTCTTAGATAAAAAAGATTTTGGCGTGATAGAGTCCCAAGTCGTAACCCTCGCCGCACCATCTGGCAAGAAAGCCTTTGTATCAAAACACCATGTAGTGTCAATGCTTGGGGTTACCAACAAGTAAAACGCTTGTCTCTCAGAGTAAACAGACTTAATGTTGGCTAACGTCTCACCCGCCACAGTTCCCATCAAGTCATTACGTATATTCTTAGATAAGTCCCTCTCAGGCGCAGACTTCTCTTGGATTGTTCTCATCAACGATCTGACACCAGAGTTAGACAAGAACAACACATCTGTACTCGTTGTTTGAATACTGTCTCTAGCAATACAACCTATGCCCTCAATTGTGTCGCTCAAGGTCATTGTGGATGGAGTGGTTGCATTGGCATAAACCAAGATTTGACGCTTACCAAAGATAAACAAGAATCCATTGTGAGCTGCCAAGCCCGTAATCTCATCTGAGCCGTTAGGCCACACCCTAGAGACATCTAGACTACCAGCAGTACCAGTAGCCCAAATATGCCCCGCAGTTAGGTCACTAAATGACACAGTTGAATTGTTGGATGCTGTAGTTGCTACCCACAATCTTCCGTAAGCAGACAGCGCAATGTTTGCATCAGGCACAGTCCCAACATAACCACTTTTCTCAGACACACGCCTGTAAGTAGTGGTACTCACAGCAGGGTCGTATATCAATGGGTTATAGCCAGATTGGAAAAAGTATGTGATTTGATTTAAGGATACACATTGCCAGTTGCTTGCCGTGATGGTAGGAGCAGACCCCCCTCCCCCATAGGTCAATTCTGTAACAACATTGGATGCACCTAGTTTGAATAACTTGTTGTTGCCAGCGAACAGCACAGTTAAAGAGCCATCTGCTTGGATTAACTCATGTATTACCTTGACATCATTAGCACCTAAATTGCCACTAGATGCGTTGACCCTAGACCACCCTTGACGTGAACCGATGCGTCCGTATTGGTCAATGATGCAATTGGTGGCAACAAGCGCAAAACCTTGATTCAAGTCCAAAGGCGAATCTTGGGTGTTCAGCCCGTAGAAGCCTGGCGCTGAGATGCTAGAGGTTTGTATTGCTTGGCTCATATTGCCACAAACTCCCCTGTCTCAGGATAACGAGTACCCTCAAGAGCAATATAGTCTGACAGCATTGATCTGTATAGCCCATAAGCCTCTGAAGAGGTTAGTCCACCATCTTCACCACGCTCAACCAATGCACGGGCATAGGCATTTTGTGCCACCAAAACATCAGGCACTTTCACCACAGTACCATCCGCAGACAAAGTGGCTTGTGGGACAACCAAGGAAAACTTGATTGTGTATACACCATTAGGGATTGGGAACAGGGTGACTTTAGTATCGTAAGAGCCATCCACGCCATCAAAGGCAAACTCTGTTGGAATTGCGTTCACCAATGGGAGAAAGTTTTGCTTGCGATTCATGTCCACAAAGTTGATGTTTGTGAGACTTATGTTGCTTGTTGTGTTGATAACATCTTGCACTTGGAACTTTTGGCCAGCCCCCGTAAGGGAGTAGGAAGCAGTACTAGCTGCCGTGGTTACTGTGATGGTTTGACCCAAGATATTCCAACCAAATGCATCTTCTACTTGACGCTTGGCATCATTGACAAACTTGCCAATCAGAGTGGAATAGGAGGTTTCTGCGTTAGTAGAGACTGTTGTCTCACGCAACCGAACCAAGACATCGTTAATCAGTTCTAAGTAGGTCATTGTCTTGTCAATCCTATTTCTTCAAAGGTTGCTATAAAACTGAATGTACTGCCCGACTCAGTAGTTATTTTGATTTTGTCATCTTCTTCAAGAACAATATACGCACCGCCATCAAATTGAAGATAGTTTTTTGATGTGAAAGTGTATTGAGTCAATATATCAAGAGTGCTACTAGCACTTGCGTCAAACCATTGAACAGTTATGTGTTTGGTAGAGCCGCCTGTATTGTGAATGTACATTACAGTAAATTTGGCGTAGTAGCCCTTGGGACAGGTATAGACTGTTGTGTCTACTGCCGCTGTGGGACTAATACCAACCGATAATGCTCTCATTTTGCCTTTGCCTTATTTCGTTCGGAAATAGACTTGGCTTTTGCCTTTGCGTCAGCCTTTGAGGATGCACCCCATGCTTTAAGCGAAAGAAGCAGTCTTGTCGGTTCACCATTCTTGTACTCAGCACCAGCCATATTGCCCATACGAGCCAAGAAACTTGCTCTGCGGGGGTTATCCCCCGATTTAACTGGTGCTTTTAAATTACCACCAGTTTCACTATTATAAGACGCTCTTCCCTTGGCATTCAAGCCGCCTTTTGGATTTTGACCAGCTTTTGTTTGCCAAGTTGGAGATTTCATCTACTTCACCTTTTTTGGCTTCTTTGCGGTTTTAGCCGATTGTCTAAATGCTTCAGCAGTTGGCGCACCTTTGCTACCAACCTTACGCATCTTCTCGCCAGAGCCTGCTTTAATTCTTGCTTGTTTGGCATTGATATTGGCATAGAGTCCTTGTTTCATTTCTTCTTCGCCTTTCCAGCCTCTGATAGGGCAATTGCGATGGCTTGTTTCTGAGACTTGACAACCTTGCCACCCTTGCCTGAGTGCAACTCACCCGCCTTGTACTCACGCATGACTTTGCTAATCTTGGCTTGTGCTTTGGTCTTTTTCATTTACCACGACCTGTTTTCTTCATCATGTTCGTAGCAGTACGTTGACCACGTTGGGGCATAGCCCTTTGTTTGCCAACAGCAACCACAATGGTCACAGGCATACCCTTTTTCTTGCCATACTCTTTAGCCTCTTTCTCGCCCTTTTCAGAGTAAGCAAATTTCTTTTTTCCGACCATAGGCATAGGATTTCCCCTTATCTAAGTAGTTTTCCAGCAACAAAAGTGATTACGCCACCAGCCATAGAAGCGATGGTCATACCCATCCAAAATCCACCTTTTGACTTGTTTGCCAACTCAAGGAGTGCCTTGACATCATTGGCCAGCTGGTGAACCTCAGTCTGCAAGGAGGCAACCTGTGCCTCTAACTTGCCAAAATCTCTAGCATCAATATCACTCATACCAGTAATTCCTTACGGGGTCTACCCATAGGTTTCTTCAAAGTTAATGTCTGCTTTGTTTCATCAACTTTTACCACCTCAATAGCAGCAGAAGTATCAACCTCTGTGTATTCGGGATTGGTTTTCATGGTTTTAATGTCGTAGTCATCTCTGAACTCTACAACTGTCCCACTTTGATTGCATCTGAACAAAGCCATTTAATTCCTTAATGAAGAAAGGGGGGACAAGTCCCCCCGATCTTTAGACCATACGAACTACAACAATTCGCATAGTGGTGGATGCCAAGTCAGCGGTTGAGCCAGACTCGTTTTGGATACGGAATTTGACAGTATCTGCGGCTGAGACATAACCTGTCACAGTCAAACCTACCAAATCAACGCCTAAAGATGCACCGATAACCATGTCACCCAAGGCAACGCCTGGGATCGTAATGTCATCAGTCTCGCCTGCGCCATCAACCAAAGAACCAGCGTTCAAAGTTGCTGTTACAGCCCATGTATCGCTGAAAATGCCACGGAATTGGTCATTTCCTCTGCGACTTGTTACTGCGGATGCGGTTGCCATGTATTTTCTCCTAATTAGTTAAAAAAGTCCCCCTACCACTAGGGCAGGGGGCGCAACTGCAATTAGGCTGGTACTGCCAAAGCAAACGCAGATGAAGACAAAGCCGCACCAGTAGTAGCTGCTGTACGAACTGCCTTCACTCCATACAAAGTGTCAGAAGTGAACAATGTGGCAAGGTATTCTTGCTTGTATTGCACTTGTGAACGAACAGCAATTTGCTCAACCAAAACCATAGCATCGCGGTGACCCATCAAGCAGATACGATCAGCACCAGAGTTACCAGCACCAGTATCAGCATTTGAAGTGGTAAACACAGGGATACCATAGAGTTGACCAATTTCACCATTGCGGATTGCATCTCCATTACCCACAAATGCTTGCTCTGTATAACGAGCCAAGCCCATCAGCGTGTTACGGCTTGAGGGTGGGATGATGAAGAATCGACCATCCATAGGAGTGTCATTGTCATCAAGGCGTTGGATGGTTCTGCGGATAGCGGCATCTGTCAATGCAGAAGCATTGCTACTTGTGCTGTTATAAGCAGTAGTGCCATCACCACCAATGAAAGCCTTAGTAGTTGTATTGCTTGTCGCATAGTCATTTGTTCCCACAGTTGCGCCATTGAAAGCACGACCCAATTGGATCAAATCAGTATCGACTTGCTTGGCTAAGGCATAGCCAGCGTCTGCTGTGTAGAAGTTACGCAAGCTGTTTAAGGCTTGGGCTTCTACGATGTCTTCGATCAAACGGCTATATTCATAGTGTTTGTTGATAGACACTTGCACTTCAGTCTCTGTGGCGGCAATCAAAGTGACTGCTGTCTCAGCGGCTTTTAGTGAGGCTGAACCACGGGTAGGTGCAGGGATATGAACCACATCACCCTTCTTGCCCTTGAAGTTCATCTTCATTACCGCATTTGCGACAACGAGGTTCTTTTTGTAGGCGGCAATAATCTCATCACTCCAAATTTCAGGAATGAACGTTGCCGAGGTGGTGGTTGTGACCGAATTGGTCGGGCTAAATGCTGTTGCCATGTTAAATCTCCAAAAAACGATAGGTTAATTACTTAACCCGTCCATCTGCGTATGCTTGCATGATTTCCTCACTCAAAGCATCGTATCTGTTCGGGTCTGTCATCTTCAGCCGAATAAGGTCAGCCCTTCGATAAACTCTCTTTGAACTCTCCCCAGAACCGCCTACATCCACAGTTGCCGCCTTCAAGTTATTCTTACGGGTTGTCTCTCCAGACTCACTCGCTTGCTTAACCTTCACGCCCCTCAACTGCTTAAATGTTGACAACAACTCGTTAGCACTATCGTAGTCAAATGCACCATCTGCCTTCGCAAACAAGTCTAGGCGAACAGGTGAGGATTTCACCCAATTCACAAAGTCTTGGTCTTGAACAATCTGCACGTAGTCAGGATGTTCTTGCGTTAACTTCTGCTGTATCTGCATCCTCTTGAAGTCGTTTGCCGCTTGGCGACCCGCAACTACATCGGGATGTTGGTCTACTGTCTTACGAATTGCCTCTTTAGGATTCTCAAAGAAATCTACTTCAGGCTCATCTTTCTCAATAGGTTGTTTGTTAGAACTAAGGTTTTGCTTTATAAGTTCATCTGCCAGTTTACGAATCTCACCGACTTCCTTACCTTGCCTCTCGATTAACTTTTCAGCCTCAAGGTGCATTTTGACCACATCTTCCAAAGACTTTTCCCGATATTTGTCGGGTATTTGGGCGAGTGGCTCTGTTTCAGGGAGTTGGGTTTGTTTTTGTTCCTCAACTGCGTCTAACTCACTTAGCGTCTCATCTTCTTTGTCAATCAACATATTTTTCCTTTTTCCTGCGTTTTGATCGTTCTCAGGACATTTAACTCGCGCTTGTTACGAGTTTTGCTTACGTTCAGACTTCAACTTGTCGAGATGGCTTTTCTCGAACTTCCCATGCGCTGATGGGAAAGAACCAGACCACCCCTCCAACCTAAAGGCTGGCGCACTTAATATGCGGTTGGCTGTATCTCCGCACTCGCACCTAAAATTCTGTGTCTCATAATCACAGAATCTTTCGGTTTTATGCCCGTTTTCACAGGCAAATTCAAATATTCTTCTCATTCAATTCCTCGTATGCTCTTTCGCTGACCTCTTTCAAGGTTCTCAGCCATGTCA